CTTCGATTTTTCAGTGGCCTGAGTTACGGTGACAAACCCGTCTTCGCCCCCTATGAACGGGGTTTCCGCATCATCTGCTTTGGCGGTAACAGCTTGCGTGGCATCATCCGCGCCCTTGGTTAGAAACGCACCAGAAGCACCACCGATGCCAGCACCCAAAGCCCCACCCAGCAGTGCGCCAGTAGCGCGGCCTTCTTCTTCTCCAGACAAAAAGCCGTATGCTGCGCCCTCTACCGCACCTAAAGCAGCAGCCTTCCTTGCTCTTTCTAGCTTTGTCCCTGCCTGAGCAATCTTTGCCATGCCCATGCCGGGAATAAACAAACCGGCGGCAAATCCTGCGCCAGTAATGAACTGCGAAGCACCGGGGTTGCGGCGCTCAAAGTAGCGTAGCTCCCGCCTAGAACCCTCGATTGCTTTAGACCAGCTATCAGCCTCGCCAGATGCCATGCGGGCCAAAGCATCCAGTTCGTCACCGATGCCTGCGGCCGACTCAAGAAAGTCTATAGCCCCAGCCCGAAACGCGCCGTATTCGGCAGGCTGAACTGCGGATCTTCCTCTGCGCCTAGACCTTCTGCTTAGTCGCCGTCTTCGCCTGTCTCTGAATTCGCTCATGGCCTGCCAGCCCTGCTGGAGCCTCGCGTTGGCAGGTCGCCCCTGATAGCTCTTACAAACTCTGGTGTCTCAAAGCCACGAGATGCCCTTCCGCTCTTACTCCGGATAGTTCTTGTAGGGGCGGGCGGCTCGTCTTTCTCTTCTCTGGTTGCGGGATCTCCGATAACGCCAAACTCTTGGAGGTCTTCAATTATCTCTTTGATGCTGTCCATGCCATCGCTTTTCGCATATTCATCTATGATTTCTCGCTGCTCTTCTGGCGTAAACGCAGATATAAGATCCGCCTGCTCTTGCGTAATAGGTCTAATAACGCCCTCGGGAGTTCGCGATACATCAATTTGTCTTATGCGTCTGGCCTGCTCTTCAGTATTTTGCTGGATTAAATAGTCTTCGGCCTCAGCAGTAACAGCCGCCCGTTCTTCTCCGCTTAGATCGTTAATATCTTCTCCCGGTTTAAGCAATTCTTTTTCGCCTGCAATCCGGTCAGCTTCAAATTTAATGCGATTTCGATCAGGGCGGAACGTGCTGATGCTTAGTTCAGCATCCCTAATAATTGCTTCGTCTTGAGCGGCTCTTGCCCGCGCACTTCGGAAGTCAGTCTCGACGGCAAGAGAGTCTCTGTCTTCAATTGTCCTTAAAATATTTTCCTCCATTCGTGCTGCGTCTAGCCTAGAGCCGGTTTTCCACTCTTTGCCGTTCCAGTTCTCTGCAAGAAACTTTTTGTAAGCTGCATTTGCTGCTAAAAGCCCTGCCACATCAAAGCCCGCCGCTCTTATACGGTCGATCTCCTCTTGGAAATCAACATTCACTGGCGCCTTGTTTTTAGCTATGCTGTTTTCTCTAAAATCAGAAAGCCGCTCTTGATTCGATATTTCTGCGGCAACGAACGTCTGCACCTCTCTATCGTATTGAGCAGGGACGTTCTCTAGCAGCCCATCTAGAACATCTTGATCTCCAGACTTGATTGCCTCCCGTATACCGGAACCGTTTTGGTTGAGCCACTCAGACGCCTCCAAGACCTGCAACTCAGCATCCTGACGGCTTTTTTCTACTTTCAAATTCCTGTATTCGGCCCCAACATCAGGGTTTTCTAGCAATCGTTTCTGCTGTGTTTTCAAAGAATCAGTCATAGCCTTGAAGGCCGCATCTGAAATCGGCGCCATGCCCTGTTTTTCATAACCTTGATCTATCTTTGTTCTAAGTGCGGCCTCATCCTCTAGTTCATTATCAATCCGCATCAAGGCCGTTGCCGAGTTGCTTGTTTGGATCTTTTGAGCGCCCGGCATCATTGCTTGCAATGCCCTAAGCTCCTGAATGTAAAGTCGCTTTTCTTCGATAGGCATATTGGGGTCTTTCAAAAGCTCCCTAAGCTGGCCCATCTGAGATGTAAGCGCGGTAGTGTCGCCAAGCTGCGCTGATGCAACGCCTCTGGTGGTTGCATCTAAGGCAGTGTTAAGGCGATTAGACTGGCGCTCGCGCTCTCTACCCATAGCTTGGGCAGAACCTATCTGCTCCCCCAAAGCCCCAAGCGAAGACGCAAAGCTAGGGCTTGACAGTCCACGAAACAATCCTTGACTAAATCTAGCCATCTTTATCAACCTCAATCAAATGGATTCAAAAAGCTAATTGCGCTACTTACGCCATCGCCAATTAATTGACCAAGCGGATCAGCTACTGAGCTACCAAGAATCTGAAGCAACCCATCCTGACCGCTACCAGAGCCTTGTATAGCCCCTGACAACAATCCCGTACCGACATTACCCATCAGGTTAGCCTGACCCAAAGCAGACCCCAGAAGCGCTTCTAGGCCGCTCATGGACGCCTGACCAAACAGCCCTGCACCCGCCAACTGTCCACGCTGTGCTAGCTGAGCAGCATTCAAACCCTGCTGTGCTACGTTGAGTGCCTGAGCCTGCGGTACAAGCGCACCAGTCAAGGCACCCAAAGCCATACGTTGTTGCGCTTCTTCTATAGCCTGCTGTCTACCGGCTAATGAAGAGCCAAGGCCCGCAAATTGCGAACCAATAGCAGCCTGCTGCCGTTGTTCTTGTTGTGCCTGCTGTATAGCTGCCAGCGATGCCCTATTCTGGGCTTCTTCTTGCGCCTGAGCTAAAGCAAACTGCTCTGGTGTACCACCAAACATTGACGTTCTAACGCCTAGCCTGCCTTGATTGGCTAGACGTTCCTCCAGCGCCAGTCGTTGACGCTCTTCCTCCCCCAGTTGTGTAGCTCTAATACGATCAAATATCTCTTGCTCTCGCGCCGTATCGGTTTGCCCGAGCCGACCCATAAAGTCACTGCCTACGCCAAATGCTTGCTGCATGGCTGCATCAGTTGCCGCTGTACCCGGCCCCATTTCATCCAGCCTTCTAGATGCAGTGCTTAAAAGCTCATTAGAAACATTTCTACCTCGGCCAAGATCAATATTCAGGCCAGTATCTGTTATACCAATCTGGTCGCCCATCCCCGTAGTAACGGTAAATGGCTTGAACTGAGTCTGCTGCAGCCCTTGAGTGGCTATTCCGCCAGCCCCTAATAATGCTGCATCACCAACACTCCCCAGCCTGTCGTATGCAGCGTTAATAGCCGCCATACCACCAATGCCAGAGCCTATCGTGCCAAGGTTACTGGTAACCCCGCTAAGCAAGCCGCCTATTGCATCGCCAAGGTCAAAGCCATTTCCAACAGTCCCAGTGGTGTAAGGATTGTTTACAGGATCCAACACCATGTCTTCTAGAGTGGTCGGCATTAGTACATTCCTCTCAAATTAAAAATTATCATAGCGTCTTACCTACTAGTGCTAATACGTTCATTTCCTGTAAAGACAATGAGTAGCCGTTTATATCTGTTTCTAGTCCTACGCTAATCACTGTCCCGTAACCTGTTGTATTAATAGATGTTCTACTAATCACATTGCCTTCTTGCGAGTATTCGGCAACATTAAACTCTGACTGCCCAAAAAATCCCGGCGTAGAACTGCTAGTTCTAAACGTGCTGGTGTTTGTTGCAGTCTCAAAGTCATAAGACCACTTCAAGAAAATATCAGCGTTATTGCCACCGATCAGTGTTGGGCGGATCTTTTTGAGCATCTTAATTTTGGATGAGTCACCAAACGACAGTCCGGGGCTGAAGTATCGGAATCTATATACATTGCCGTTATCAAGAAAGTTGTCGTACTTACCCAAGCCAGCAGTAGTACCAATGTAAACGTCACCATTTCTATCCCTATAAAAACTTTTAAAGTCCACGCTAGGCCAGCGAGTAACACGATACGAGCCATTATCTAATAGCCCGCGAACATCAAAGCAGTAAACAAGGTTAATGTCTGGAAAACAAAGCAGATAAAAATAGTTTTCAGGACTGTATACCGAGCTAACAGGGTCTGCCTTAGCTAGCACATTCGCAATAAT